TACGAACATTCTATAACTAGTATAGAAAATGACTTTTTTGGTCAGTTTAAGCACTAAAAATATTTTGTAATTATTTACAATAAATGTATTGTAATTTTTTACAATCTATGTTATTATATTAGTGTAAAGAAAGAGAGGTATTGTTTAATGTTACTAAACGCTAACGCTATGCTATGTTTAGCATTATTAATTATTATATTTATATATTTATTTGTTATGTAGGAGAGATAAAATGAAAAAAACATTATATGACTTTTTAAGAGAATTAGTAGACGACGGTAAAGGAGATATAATATATAACTTATTCAGTTTGAAAGAAGACATGCTTATATGTACAATGTCGGCTAGATCAATGTTAGATACTTTAGGGTTTGGTAGTTTTTTATGTAGGTTGGTAAATGATAGATTTAGAAACAATATTATATTAGATTGCGAGGTATTTATCAATGATACTAAACGCTAACGCTATGCTATGTCTAGCGTTATTATATTTATTTATTTATTCATGTAGGAGGAAATAAAAAAATGATGTTATGGGACAAATTAAATGAGATTGCTAACGAAAATGAAAATATTATTGATGTTAAATTAGTAGTTAATCATGTAAATATAACTGATTGGATTAACTATCGCGTTTTTGAACGATACGTAAGTGCCGATGTTTTAGCTTTAGAAGAAGACGATTACACTTTAGAAGAATTCTATAGTGTGTATAGTGATAAGACAAATCGTTATTTTAGAATTATAGTAAATAAAAAGGAGATATTCGAATAATGACATTAAAAGAAATGTTTGAAAATAATCGTTATAACACAAAAACTTTTAATTTTTGTATTGTTATCAATGATAAATTTGATATTATAAATACAGCTATTAAAATAACATTTAATGACTTACGAAATATAATAGGTTCATCAGTTCTTTCTATGGAAATAGAAGATTACCAGGTTTATTCAAAAAATATAATTCACATAAAAATAAAAGGATAGTTAAAAACTATCCTTTTCATTTACTCAATTCATTTACACGTTTTCTAATTTGTTGATAAGTTGCATCATCACAACCAATATTTCTTTTTCTAGTTTCGTGACCATTTCCATACTTACCATTAATCACGTCTCTAGCAATTCTCTCAATATCCCATGTTTTAGAACTATTACCACTAGAATTACTAGAATAATCAAGCCATTTGCTAAAGCCGTGTTTCTTCCAATTTCTAGCGTTTAAATTAGTAATTTGAATACCGTTTTCCCATTTAGGAGAACATTCGCATACCTTACCATTACCAATGTATACACCAATATGCCCATTCATCCAAACAAACTCCCCTTTAGAAATTTTAGAAAAATCGCTACTTTTATTATAACAATACGTAGACATAATCGTATTTGCGTTAATATCCGGATAAATATTTCCATATTTACCATTATAAGGATAACCCCACAAAGTGCCTTTAATTAATCCGCTACAATCACATTGTAAATATTTTTTACCTGTTTTTCCAACTTGATAAGAATTCATAAATTTACCGAGTTTGTAAATTGTTGGTAATTTTTCATAAGTTAAAATTTTTGTAATAAAATCTTCTACATTCATCATTAATCACCTCTTTATTATTATACTAAATTATACTTGACTTTTAAATTGTAAAAAATTACAATATATACAGGAGGTTAATATTATGGTATATAAATCAAAAATAGCAAAAAGACAAAAAGATGATTTTGAGTACATTAGAGAATACGTTAAAAATAACGATTTAAAAGGTTTAGCTCAAGCGGTACAAAAGAAAGCTAAACAAATCAATCAACGTTTGTATCGTATAGAAAAACAAGGTTTATCTAAATCATCATATGCATATAGAAGAACAATAGAAGAAGAAGACAAACCAAGATATACCACTTCACTCAATAAATTAAATAAAATGACACGTAAAGAATTAGTACAACAAGCTTATAATATTCAATCAAAATTATCGTCATCAACATCAACAATACGTGGTATTAAAGTTTTAAATGAAAAACGTGTTTCATTAGGTTTAGAAGCTTTAAGAAATGAAATAAATCGAACAAGAGATGACATAGAAATAAACGAAAATGATTTCAAAAAATTTCTCGAACAAGGAGGGGGAGAAATTTTAAATAATAAATTTTATGATTCAACACAAGTTATAGAAGATTGGCAAGATAATATTAAAAAAGGAATATCAACCAATCAATTTATTAACTCTTATAACGAATATGTTCAACAGGAAGAAGAAGCTTTTAACTATCAAGAATTTCTTAATAAATTAAAATCTATTAAAGGATAAAAAAATGCAAAATGTTTTATGTTTATACAATAATCACTATCAACTTGAACATGCATATAACTTAAATGATTTTCCATTTAATAAATTGTGGAAACCTAAACGTGATATTAAAAATTATCTAGGACATTTAATGACATTTGATATTGAGACATCAACAGTTAATCAAAATGAGAAGCATGTAGGATTTATGTACCATTGGCAAATATGTCTTGATGGTTATGTTTGTTTTGGTAGAACGTGGCAAGAATTTATTTTGTTTATTAAAAAAACAATAGCTTTTACAAAAGCAACAAGTAGTAAAAAACTAGTATGTTATGTTCATAACTTATCATATGAATTTCATTTTATTTATAGGTTTTTTAAAATTACTGATGTATTTGCTGTTGACTCACATAAAGTTATCAAATGTATATTAGATGATTGTATAGAGTTACGTTGTTCTTATTTTTTGTCAAATATGAACTTGAAAAAATTCATTGAGAATACACCTGATGCTCACTATCAAAAAGGTGTTGGCGATTTAGATTACTCTAAAATTATAACACCTAATACACCTCTAACATTAAGAGAAAAAGGATACTGTTATAATGATGTTAGGGGATTGTATGAAGCTGTTTTATATCTATTAAATGATGATACATTGCAATCTATCCCTATAACGTCAACGGGTTATGTGCGTCGAGAATGTCGTAAAAATGTAAATAAAGATCCTAAAAATAGAGTTATTTTTTTAGACAGTCAATTAACTGATGAACAATATCAACTTTGTAAAGATGCTTTTCGAGGTGGTAATACAGCATCAAATCGGTATCACACTAATATCATATTAGATAATGTATCTTCATATGATATGTCTAGCGCATATCCATACGTAATGATAAGCGAACAATACCCGACAGGTCCATTTATGGAAAAATTAATTGAGAGTGAAAAAGAGTTAGAAGAATATAATAATAAATATTGTACTATCGGTTATTATGCTTTTAAAAATATTGAGATTAAAAAAGGTGTTCCCATTCCTTATTTACCATTGGCTAAATGTTCTATAAAACAAGATTGTAAAGTATATAATGGTCGTATTTTAAAAGCTAAACTTATAAGAATAGCATTGACAAATGTAGATTATAAAATTATTAGAAGCCAATATAATATAGAAGAAATATATATAGAAAAGTTTTTCTTTGCTAGAAAAAAATATTTATCTCAAGAATTAAGAAATACTGTACTAGAATATTTCGAGTTGAAATCAAAGTTAAAAGGTGTTAAAGGGCATGAGTACGAGTATATGAAGAGTAAGAATAAACTAAATTCTTTATACGGCATGATGGTAACAGCAATCGAAAGAGAAAAAATTTTATTTGATCCTGATATATTTATAGATGGTTTAGGTTTTGCAAAAGGAGACAAAACAACACTTGAAAAATACTATAAGTCAAGAAATTCTTTTTTGATTTATCAACAAGGTATTTGGGTTACTTGCTACTGTAGAAAAAATCTACAACAAGCAATAGATAAAATAGGTCTTGATGTTGTCTATTGTGATACTGATAGTGTTAAATATCTAGGTAATTATGATTATGTTTTTGAAGAAATAAATAAAGAATGGTTACAAAAATGTAAGGACAATGATATAATTAATTCGATTAGTGTTACTAATTCGCAAGGAAAAGAAGAAACATATTATTTAGGTTTGTATGATAAAGAAAAACCTTATCATCGATTTATTACGTTAGGTGCTAAAAAATATGCTTTTGAACAACTCAATGATAAGAATGAAATTGATATTGGAATAACAGTAGCAGGACTTAACAAGAAAACAGGTGCTATAGAATTAAAACAAAAAGGTGGACTAGAATATTTTAGAAATTACGAAACATTTATAAATAGTGGTCGAACAACTGCGTATTATAATAATGATAAAATTCATTATATCAATGTCAATAATGAAAAGATATTAACAGCATCTAACATTGCACTTGTTAATACAACTTATACGCTAGGTATAACTGATACAATGCTATCTATCATTGAGCAATGCTTTGAGGAGGAATAAACATGGAAGAATTAGTTAATTTATTTGTAAATAATGGAGTAGCCGTGGCTTGTGTTATTTATTTCATGTGGTACAACAATAACACATTAAAAGAATTCACTAACAAATTTAATGAACTACAAAGTCAAATTTTAGTTTTACTAGAAAAAATTGATAGTCAAAAAATTGAAAAATAATACAATTATTATATTGTAATTTATTACAATATATGTTATATTAATTATAGGAGGTAAGAAGAAATGGTAACACTAATCAAACCAAAAGAATTAAGTGAGATTTTAGACGTTAGTTTAAAAACAGCTTATTCAAAATTGCATGATATAAATACTTTCAAGTTTTGGGAACTTATTATTATTAAAAAACATTATTATCTTAATTTTGATGATACTGTTAAATTAATTGAAAATTCACAAATATAATTACTTCCTAGTCACAAACAAAAAGAAAAAGGAGAACAAAAACATGAAACATTTAACTTTACACATTAAAGACACAAATTTAGGAAAAATTCAAGCGTATGCGGTTGCTAAATCAAGTGAAAGCTATCCCGCAAAAGAATGTGTTGACACACAATTTAACATCAAGGGGTATGTATTAGCTGATACTGAAATCCAAGATGATGAAACAGGAGAAGTAACTCAAGGAACTTCATTATCAATCTTAACAACTGATGAACATATCATTGGAACAAATTCAACAACAATCATCAACAACTTAAAAGAATTAATTGACATGGTTAATGATGATGAAACATTAAAATTAGAAGATATTACTTGTAAAATCGCTGCGGGGAAAGCAAAAAGTGGAAATACATTCTATTCTTTGGATGTGGTTATTTAATGTCTTTATACTATAATGCATGGAAGGAAGTGGAAGAAAAAAACTACTTCCTTAATTTTTTCCTTTCAGGTCGTGGAACGGGTAAAAGTTATTCAATCTTACATGGTTTAGTTAAAAAAGCATTAGAAGAAAATAAACTATTTATCTATCTACGTAGAACTGATAAAGAATTGATAAAATCAACTTCATCACAATTAAATGAGTTTCAAGCGATAAGTGAAGATTTCGAAATCAATATAGAATGTAATAAAACTGATGATATGACATTGATACAAGTAATAGAAGATGATACTGTTAAAACGATAGGTGTTGCGGGAACACTTTCAACATTTGCTAATATGCGTGGTTTATCTTTTAGAGATTTTGATTATTTATTCTATGATGAATTCATATCAAAAAATAAAGTTCAAACGATTGTTGATAAAAACGCTGGGATGCTTTTCAAAGATTTAACTGAAACAATTTTAAGAAATAGACAAATTGATGAAAATGGTAATATATTAGAAAACAGTTTTAAAATTATTCTATGTGGTAATAGTAATAATTTAAATAATGATATACTCGAAACATGGAAGTTAATTGACATTTTTAGACAAATGCAAATCAATAATATTGATGATTACTATATAGAAGAACGTAGCATAGCTTTACATTTACCTCATAATGTAGGAATTTCAAAATTGAAAAAACAAACAGCTTTGTATAAATCACTTCCTGAAGATGATGAATATATTCAAATGTCAATCAATAATAAATTTGTAGATGATGATTTTTCATTTATCAAGCACTATGAACAAAAACATTTAGTTCCTATTTTTTCAATAGAAAATAAAATATTTATCTATTCAATCAAAGGAACTAAAATGATATATGTTAGTGATAGAAAAAATAAAGACAGTATTAATTATGATAAACTTACAGCTTTAAAAACTGATTATGGTATGATGTTGAATTTTTGGTTTTCTAAAAAATTAATTAGGTATCAAAATTATTCTATAAAAGTTAAATTTAATAATTTATTTTAGTATTGTAATTTATGTTATAAAATTATATAATGATTACGAGGGGAACATATCGAAAACTTTGAAAAAAGTGAAAGTTCGCTAGAGATAGCTTTACCCTCTTTTTTAGAAGAAAGGAGAAAAAATATGGCAATTAGAGACAAAATCTATAATCTTTTAGCTTTAGAAGATGAAACTGAAAGAGAAAATGTAGTTAATGAAATTGAACAAGCGCATAATGATTTAGAAAAAGAACGTGATGATTTTAAAATCAAATTTGAAACATCACAAGAAGAAAAAGAAAATATGCGTTTAGAAAATGAACGTCTAACAAATGATTTAAATATCTATAAAGATAGAGTTAGACTTTTAACAGGAACAGGAACAGTAGAGGGGGCTATCGTTCAACAATTACAAAAAGCTACTGAACCTGATAATGAAGAACCATTTTTCACATATGATAGAAAAGGAGATGAATATTAATGGCGGGAACTGTTAAAACAATGCCTAAAGCAAAAATTACAGGTTTAAAAGATGGTGTTACATTAGCAAATGATATTGCTAAAGCGGACCCTGTAGTTACACAAGCTTTGAATGGACAATTATTTACAAATGATAATTTTTCTTCATTAGGTGCTTTGATTACACAAGATGATAACTTAATGAACTCATTTTATCATACATTGATTGATAAAGTAGGTTTAACTTGGGTTGCATCAAATGAATTTTACAATAAACTAAAATTCTTGAAAAAAGATTATCTACAAACAGGTTCGATTGTAGAAGAAATTGCATATGATGCTATCGAAGCTATGCCATATAATCCTGAAGTTGATTGGCAAAAAGCTTTGAAAAACTTCCCATTTGTAACAGCGGAATTATTCCATAGATTAAATCGTGCGGATGTATATCCTGTAACAATTAACCAAATGAAATTGAAACAAGCGTTCTTTACACCTCAATCTTTTAGAGATTTTGTCGTTAGAGAACTAGAAAACTTAACTTCATCAAATGAAATGGATGAATTTGAATATTGTGTTCAAACAGCTAATCATTTAGCAACTAACGTGGCATATCCAATTGCTATTGGTGGAACTCTAGCTACAGTTGACGAATATAAACATTTATTAGCAACTATCAATACGTATGCTGAAATTCTAACAATGCCATCAAGAACTTTCAATAAATTAGGGTTCAAACGTACTTCTAATATTGATAGATTGGTATTAGTAACAACACCAGAAGTATTAGCACAATTAAATGTTAATGTTAATGCTCCTGCATACAATCTTGAATATGTTAAGATTTTAGCATCAAGAACAATTACAGTACCTGAAATGCCTGAAAACTGTGTGGCAATGTTGGTTGATGAAAGAGCATTCCAAATTTATGATATTGTGTATGCTACTGACTACAATCATAATGGAATTACACGTGCTGATAACTATTTCTTACACGTTCAACAAATCTTTAGTACATCACCTGCATTTAACTGTATCAAGTTTGAAACTGTTGAAAGTGTTACAGCTCCTGTATTAGGTGATTTCAATATGACTGATGAGACCGAACTTGTAAAAGGTCAAACATATCAAGTATCTTGTGCGGTTACAAGTGGATACTCAAAAGTTACTTATACTGTTGAAAATGCAACTGACGAAAACACACAAATTACAACATATGGTCTACTTTATGTAGGACAAAACGAAAAAGCTACTGAAATCAAAGTAACAGCAACCGCTATTGATAATGTGACAAAACAAGCAACTTATAAAATCAAAGGGAATAGCTAATGTCTAATTATTACACTTTAGAATTATTTAAAAATGTAGACGTCCAACGGACCAATGAAAATGTCCGTTGGTTTTCTACATTACAAGAACAATATGCTTATTTTGTTTCACATTTATATAGAAGAATTGAAAATAATACTCCAATAAAAAATAAAAATCAATTTTTAGTAGAAATCAATGTAGAAGACGCTCGAACAATTCCATATGCTTGTTTTTTTAATTCAAATAATAAAAAAATCTATTGCTTTATTACTGATGTTCAATATTTAAATGAAAGTACATCAATTTTAAGTTATGAAATCGACCCTATCCAAACTTATATGTTTGAAATGAAAGTCGGTAAGTCATTTGTTGAACGTGAACATGTGACAAATGATAGAATCGGTGCACACACGATTGACGAGGGACTATATACAAATGAATTGATTTTAAATCATAGGGATGTTGTTAGCGACATGAGTGCTGATATGCTATATATTATCAATACTACAGTATCACCAACAGGTGAACAAGCTTCGATTGGTGGTCAATACGGTGGCATCATTCAAGGTGGGAAATGGTTCGCCTATGCTGATAGTGACAGTTTTAAAGATGCTGTAACAAATATTAATAACGCAGGTAAAAGCGACGGTATTATCTCTATATTTATGCTTCCTAAAGATTTAATTGTCTATAATACTAATACGCATGAAGTCGCTAACGGTTTAAAATTTTCACCTAAACAACTAACTTATTCAAAGATTTCAAGTTTAAATGGATACACACCAAAAAATAAGAAATTGCTATGTTATCCTTACAATGTTGTTAGGATTGGCAACAACGGTAATGACATTAAGGAACTTAAACCCGAACGTTTTGGGAGTAATTTAACTTTTAAATTGTTTAGAAACCCTGTAGGTACTGTTAATTATGCAATGTTGCCAAATGATTATAACGGTTTTTCTTATGATTACCGCTATATGATTACAAGTCAACCATTTCCAAGTTGTCAATGGGTCAATGATCCTTATGCTGATTGGTTAAATGCTAACTCAACTAGTAACTCTATAGGAGTGCTAACGTCAATGGTTAGCGGAGCAACTACAGGGGCAATTGGTGGTAGTATTATTCCTGGAATAGGAACAGTAGGAGGTGCTTTAGTTGGTGGAGTGACTAGTGGTTTAGCTAGTGCTATTAACAGCTTTTCACAAGCTTCACAAAAAATGAGTGAACCACAAAGTGCTATAGGTTCAATCAATGCAAACAACATTTTAAGCGTTGAAAGTTTAAATAGATTTTCAATAGATCAATTAACAGTAACAAAAGAAATTGCTCAAAGCATTGATGATTTTTTCACTTGCTATGGATATAAAGTTAATACGTTCAAAGTTCCAAATTTAACGACACATTCACTATTTAATTATGTTAAGTTAGGCGAATGTAATATAACAGGAAATATTCCTAGTGTTTATCTTGATAAAATCATTTCAAGATTTCAAAATGGAATTACATTATGGCATAGTTCATTTGAAGCTCAAAGAAGTAAACTTTATGAAAATGAGGTAGTTGTAAATGCCGTGGATTAGTAAAGATAGATATTTAAGTCAAAGCGAAATGGAAAATAATGCAACTATTATTATTCAATACTATAGAAGTCTAGGAATTAATGACAATAGCATTGCTGGAATGTTGGGAAATATGCAAGCTGAGTCAACGCTTTCACCTGTACTTACTGAAAGAGGTGGAGGCGGTGGGTACGGTCTTGTTCAATGGACTCCTAAAAGCGATTTAACAAATGCTTGTGATAGTTATAATTTGCATCCATATACAAGTGGTGATGTTCAAATTGAAGTTATTAGACGTGAGGTTTTGAATACACCTCCAATAACGCAATGGTACAGTTCACGAGCTTTTGTCAGTCGATATTATAAAAGTGGAGCTACAAGTGATATGATAGGTATCACAGGAGAAGAATTTTTAAACAATTCAAGGAACTTTACAGCCGATAAATTAGCTATTTGTTTCATGGCATGTTATGAACGACCTAGCTATGACCCTAACGTCAACCATAGCGCTAGTAGACAGCAATATGCTTTAAATTGGTTAGAGTTTATGGGGGGTGTTCCACCAACACCTACTCCAACAAGTAGTAAAAAGAAAAATAAATTTCCTATATGGTGTTTGCCTAGATTTTTGAGAGGGGGGTTTTAAGTGGATAAAACTAATATGTTTCCTATTTACTTGAATAATAAACAAATCAATCTAGTAAAAGGTAAAGCTAATAATATTGATAATTATTATAGATACATTACACAATTTACTGAAAATGTTCTTTCTATTTTTGAATGGGAAAATCTACCAAAAGAAATACCTAACTATATTTTAGAAGAATATCTAATGAGATATGGTTGTATATGTTTATACCAAAAAGATTTTATTGATACTGTTTCACGTGAAACATATAAAAAATGGGTAGTTAGACCATACACGATTATTAGATATAATGATTATTGGCAACCTATTGAAATTCAAACTATTTCTATTACAAGCGAAAGCGATACATTATTTAGTGATAAATTTACTTTTTGTTATAATAATAAAAGTGGAGTTCCTACTTTCAGTTATGCTATTTGGTTCGCTAATAAAATAAATGAGATTGAAACAAGTATTAATATCGCTGTCAAACAACTACGTATTCCATACCTCTTTGAGGGTACTCAACCAAGCAAAAAAGCTTTTGATGATCTATTTAGAAGAATTGAAAAAGGCAATACTCATTATTATGTTATTAGCGATAACTTCTTCAATGAACGTGGAGCTGTTAAACATGATTTATTAAATACTAACGCAGTACAGCGAATCGAAAGTCTTTATATGCTAAAAGAGAAGTATATGCAAGAATGGTATACATTAATAGGTGCACATACTAATTTAAATAATAAAAATGAAAGATTAACTGAAAATGAAAGTTTAGGGTATAATGAAATTGGTAATTTTAATATAGCTGGAATGTTACAAATGCGTAAAAGCTTTTGTAGAGATTGCAAAAATAAATTTGGTTTAGATATTGATGTTCATTTCTCTAGATTGATTAGGGATAAAATAGAAAAAGAAACAGGATTGAGTGAAAATGATTTTCTTGAATTTTATGGAGGTGATAGTTATGTTAACGATTGAGAAAATGCTTAAAAGTGGACATACCAACACAAATAGAAATACATGGAATTATCAAGAAGTTATCAAGAATAATAAGCAACGTATTTTTATTTATGATTACCCTATTTTAGAAGAATTTAAAGAAGATTTTGAAACTCATTTTTGTGCTCATTTCTATAAAAGAGAATTCGCATTTACACCTGGGGAATTTTGTTATTATTTAAGTGAAAAACTTAATAATATTTTCCCTTATTATAATGAAGTTTTTAAAAAAATTGGCAATTATGATTTACTTTTTGGAAATGGTAAAGAAACATTTACAAAGAATAAAACAGGGAAATACAATGAAAATGAAAATGGCACAGGAATTAGTACTGTTGATACTAATAGAATGATTAATAATAAAAATAGAGATTTTCCTACTAGTGCCATTAGTGATATAGATAAGTATTTAACTGATACACAATTAAGTACAAGTGACGATTTAACAAAAAGTGAAGCAAGTAATAAAAACGAAAAAACAAATGTAAGCACTGAAAATGAAACATATACAAGAGAAAATAATATCAATATTAATTTACATGATTATTTAATGCAATATAGAAGTGAAATAGATACAATATATGAAGATTTGTATATTAAATTTGATGATCTATTTTTAATGGTTTTATAAAAGGAGTGATAATATGAAAAAAACAACATTTAATACAATTAAGAATATTACTAAATTTGATTTCCCTTGTATTTCTCAATTTGATTTAGATTTGATATACGAAACTAACGATATTGAATTTTTATGTAAAGTATTAGAAAAATTAAATGAAATTATTGACAGTCAAAATTTAATTGTTGAAGATTTTAACAAAATTGTGAAATTTGTTAATGAAAAAATTGAAGAATATACAAAAGAAGTTTTAGAGAAGTGGCTTTATGATGGCACTTTAGTAAATTTGATATTAGCATTAGGAAATGTAGTTAAATATATTGACACAGTAAAAATAATGAAAACTTTACCTAATTTAGTTAATGGAATGACCATTCAAACTAAAGGATTTGAAGAAATTGGAGATGGACATGATAGCACATATATTATAACTAACATTAAATATGAAGATGGTGTCTATATTTCATTATTAAATGATCTATATGCGAGACCGATTAATTTTACAAAAGATGAATTAGATATATCTAGTATATTTGGTTCTAATGTAACTGATGAAATTAACAATATTTTAAAAAATGTTACAAGTATATATTTTAGAAATTTAACTTATAATTCAGTTAATCTTACTATTCCTACTAATATACGTTTAATACATGGGAATAAATCAATAATTAATATTGATAACATTGATTTTGGAACAATTGGCAAGCCTACTAGTTATGTTAAAAATATTAATTTTTTTCCAAAAAATAATAATACTTCTATCTTATTTACAGGACATACAACCTATACTATTTTTGATACCATAGTTGCAAGAAATTATAATAAAGTATTTAATTTGTCACGAGCATGGGGTTGCTCTATATTAAACTCACATTTTTGGAATAATAACACTGTTGGAGATTTCATTAATGATGAAAACAATTGTCTAATTATTAATAATTGTCATTTTTATGATGCTGATAGTGGGCTAATATTAACACAGGGTAGAGATATTTCAATTACCGAATGTATTTTCGAACGTTGTAAAGTAGGGGTGTCTTTATCAGGTTCACCTTACAACTTAAATATATCGAATAACTATTTTGAAGCGGTTAGTAATGTTCTTAATATAGGAAAAGCTAATTATGAATTATTAATGACATTTAATAATAACTATATTCTTGGTGTAAAAACAGCAGTGGATGGATATATAGTCAATATGGAAATGTATTCAACTGAACCTTCGACGTTAGGTAACTGTTTTTTCAATAGTAATTTTATTATTGTTCAAAATACTACAGCTAAAATGTTTAAATATAATAATGCAAATATTGAGAATAATATATTTGCTCGTACTGTTTTACACTTAAATGAGAACATATTCAAAAACTTACCATATAGTACTTATTTCGATTTATTTGCATATAGTGGACATGTATTTAAAGTAGATAATCGTTTTAATATAAAAAGTGATATTCCTTTATTCAAAAAAGATAAAGTACAAATTTTTGCATCAAATGTAGGAAAATTATTTTATCCATTAAATGATAATAATAATCAACTTTTTAAAATAAAAGGAACATTAACTACTAATACTTTAGAATTACCTCGAATATATACACCTTATATTTATGCTGATAATATTGCATATGCAAAATATAGTGGAGATAGTAATATCTATCCAATTATATGTCATATTACTGCAAGTGGACTAACTTTTGATACTGATCCTAGTAAAACTCTATCAACTATCTATATTGAATTAGAGTATTATATATATTAAGTAATGAAAAAAGTAATTAAATAAAAGGTAACATTAGTTACCTTTTTATTATATCTACTAATATAATGTCATTTTCTATACTAGTTATAGAATGTTCGTATCCGTACAAGTTAAAGTACAAGTTCATGTTCAAGTTAAAATGTTCGTATCCGTACAATATGAACGTAGCGCTCCAAATGTTTCACGACGTTTCACGCCAATTAACGCTCAACCATCCACGCATCCACGTGTTTCATTTATCCGTCCACGTACCCACGTGTTTCATAAATTCTTATGGGGGGAATGTTCGGTACCGAACAATACCTGGGATGA